AGAAAATCGTCGCATGACGATGAATGAAGATAAGAAAGAATCTTATTATTATCAGAAAAATAGAGTAAGACAATACTTGGAAGAAATGTTCGTTAGACAAGTGTGTATTGACGACCATGAATGTGATGACTTAATTGCTCACTACTGTCAAATCAGTGATGAAAAAGTAACCATATTATCATCAGACAAGGATTTAACACAACTTATTTCAAGTAAGGTACACATCTACTCACCCATTGCGAAACAATGGGTTACAGACAAACACAAGATTAAAATTGGTACAATAGAAATTCCCGTACAAAACGTTGAATTGGTTAAAGTATTGTTGGGTGATAAATCTGACAATATTGAAGGTATTCAAAATTTTGGTGAAAAGAAATTAGTTAAATATTTTCCTGAAGTATTTGATAATGTTATGACAATAAACGATATTTTGGAAAAGGGACAACAATTACTTGCGAATGATACCAAAAGCAAACCACTTCAAAACCTACTATCAGGTGTTACCAAAACAGGAACCTACGGAGAAGAATATTTTACAATCAGAAAGAAGATTGTCAGTTTGTCAAACCCAATTATTACAGAGGAAGCAAAATCAGAAGTAGAACTTTATTATTCAGAAAATTTGGACCCTGAAGGTAGGGGGTACAAAAATCTGATGAAAATGATGATAGAAGATGGATTCTTCAAATATCTTCCACATAAAGACGACGCTTGGGTAGAATTTTTACAACCAATATTAAAGTTAACAAGAAAAGAAAAGAAACGATTTAAAAATTAATAGATATGAAAGAAAAACAGGTAGACGCAACGAAACTTGAGTTTTTAGTTAAACTAAACGACAACATCGTTGTACAGAGATTTTTTAATGTAAAAAACTTTAACGAAGATGTTCGTTATAGTTTGGAAATTAATGACACACTTAAGTGGGTTTGTGAAATTTTACAAGACCAACTTTGGGTTAAGACTGGTGATTACATGTGTGAAAACATGGAATTAATTATCAACGACCCTTCGGTTATGAACACTTCAAAAACAGACGGACCCGAGTGGTTTTATGTTTCAATTAAACTTGGGGAACAGACAATTTGTCATAGAGGTTTTGATGCGAAACCATACCCTCCGAAGGCTAGATACACTGTGGATATACGACCAGAAATAAAAAATATATTATCCACTTTGACTGACATTTTTTCAGGCGAAAATTTTTCACACACTTATTTGAACTATCAACTCGATTGATAGTATTTATCAACACAGGTCAATTATCACAGTTATGGGGAACGACAAAAATTTCGGTTATTTAGGCAACACATTTCAGATTCAACTTATAAATCAACTCATTTTAAACAAAGATTTTGCTCGTTCAATTATAGACGTTTTAGATTCAAAATATTTTGATAATCAGTACTTTAAGATTATAGTACAGATGATTAAAGAGTATTATACGAAGTATGAAAGTGTTCCTTCATTTGACACATTAGACCAACTTACCCGTTCCGAAATATCATCAGAAGCTGCAAGAAGAATTGTCCACGACACCTTAATACAAATAAAAGACTCAAGTTTAGAAGGTCACCAATTTGTAATTGAAAAAGCCTTAAAATTCTGTAAACAACAAGAGTTACAGAAAGTTATGTCTAAGGCTCAAAAAATTATTGATAAAGGTGACTTTGAGAGTTATGACCAATTAGAAGATATGGTTAACAAAGCTCTTCAGGTTGGTGAAATAGATGAAGGTGAACAGGACGTTTTCACAAACTTAGATGAAGTATTAGATGATGATTACAGACACCCAATTCCTATTGGAATCCCAGGTATTGACAATTTGTTAAAAGGTGGATTAGCAAAGGGAGAATTAGGAGTAATTTTGGCTCCAACAGGTGTAGGTAAAACAACGGTACTATCTAAAATTGCAAACCACGCTTTTAATTTAGGATACAATGTTCTTCAAATATTTTTTGAAGACAATCCAAAAATCATCCAAAGAAAACACTTCACAATGTGGACAGGTATCGCACCTGACGAATTATCTTTCTACAAAGAAGAAGTTATGGAAAAAGTTAGAGAAATTAGGGAAAATACAAAAAATAGATTAATTTTGAAAAAATATCCCTCAGATACTTTAACCATGTCTCAAATCAAAAATCAAGTAAGAAAAATGATTGCCGAAGGCAATAAGATTGATTTGATTGTATTGGATTATATTGATTGTATTGTACCTGATAAAAATTTAGGTGATGAATGGAAGAGTGAAGGTTCGGTTATGAGAGCTTACGAAGCTCTATGTCACGAACTTGATGTTGCAGGTTGGACTGCAACACAAGGAAACAGAAGCTCAATTTCATCAGATGTTGTAACCACAGACCAAATGGGTGGTTCAATCAAAAAGGCACAAGTAGGACACGTTATTATTTCAGTTGCAAAGAGTCTCCAACAAAAAGAAATGAAACTCGCGACAATAGCTATTACCAAATCAAGAATTGGACAAGATGGTATCGTGTTTGAAAACTGTAAATTTGACAATGAATTGATGCAAATTGACACTGAAAGTTCTGTTACATTCTTAGGTTTAGAAGAACAGAAAGAAGAAAGAAATAGAAATAGAGTAAAAGAATTACTCGAAAAAAGAAAACAAAAAGAAATAAATTAAAAAATTAAGAAAAAAAATTATATGGACGCATCACAAAAGATACTGTCAGACTTAACTGTCTACATGAAGTACGCAAAGTATCTTCCTGACGTTAACAGAAGAGAAACGTGGGAAGAACTTGTAACAAGAAACATGAACATGCATATCAAGAAATACCCACACTTAGGTGGAGAGATTATGCAAGTATATAAACTTGTTTACGATAAAAAAGTATTACCTTCAATGAGGTCAATGCAATTTGGTGGAAAACCAATTGAAATTTCACCAAACAGAATTTATAACTGTGCATATCTACCAATCGACCACTTGGACGCATTTGCTGAAACAATGTTCTTATTGTTAGGTGGAACGGGTGTTGGATATTCAGTTCAAAAACATCATGTAGATAAATTACCTGAAATTAGAAAACCAAATCCAAATAGAACAAGAAGATTTTTGATTGGAGATTCAATTGAAGGATGGGCAGACGCAATTAAAGTATTATTCAAATCATACTTTGGAGAAGCTCTTTCAACACCTGAATTTGATTTTTCAGATATTAGACCAAAAGGAGCAAGACTTGTAACATCAGGAGGTAAAGCACCAGGTCCACAACCATTGAAGGATTGTCTTCATAAACTTAAAGGAATGTTGGACGCAAAAGAAGATGGTGAAAAATTAACACCAATCGAAGTTCATGATATGGTATGTCATATCGCAGACGCAGTTCTTGCTGGTGGTATTCGTAGAGCGGCATTGATTTCATTATTCTCTGCTGACGACAATGAAATGATTGCTTGTAAGTCAGGTGCTTGGTGGGAAACAAATCCACAAAGAGGTAGAGCTAATAATTCTGCGGCACTTGTTAGACACAAAATCACTAAAGAATTTTTCTTAGATTTGTGGAAACGTGTTGAAGCGTCAGGAGCGGGTGAACCTGGTATCTACTTTACAAATGATAAAGATTGGGGAACAAACCCATGTTGTGAAATCGCTTTGAGACCAAATCAATTCTGTAATTTATGTGAAGTAAATGTATCAGACATTGAGTCACAAGAAGATTTAAATCAACGTGTAAAAGCAGCGGCATTTATTGGAACATTACAGGCGGGTTATACTGACTTCCATTACCTAAGAGATATATGGAAACGTACAACAGAAAAAGAAGCGTTAATTGGGGTGTCAATGACAGGTATCGGTTCAGGTGTTGTTTTGGGTTATGATATGAAAGAAGCGGCAAAACTTGTTAAAGAAGAGAACGCAAGAGTTGCTGAAATGATTGGTATCAACAAATCTGCTCGTACAACAACTGTTAAACCTGCAGGAACAACATCATTAACTTTGGGAACATCATCAGGTATTCACGCTTGGCACAACGATTACTACATC